GCTCAGGCCACGAACAGCAAATATGCGTTCAAGGTCGTGCTGCCGAACCGCCTCGCGGCGCCCGGCGACGACCAGGTCGACTATTTCCGCGCGCTGGTCATGTCCGACCCGAAGAACGTCGGCAATGTCGATGCCGTCGTGCGCCAGACCTTCATGCTGTCCATCGACTCGGAGATCTACACCTCCGCTCCGACGGCTTCCTGACCTGGGTGACGCATGAAGCTCAGCACGAAGAAGATCGACCATTCCAAGGTCGAGAAGGGCGTCGAGATCAAGGACATCCCGGGCTGGGGAGATCTCGCCCTGTTCGCCCGGGGCACCAACAATGGCGACTGGCGGAACCTTCGGGCCCGCCTAGTCGCCGAAACCAGCCCGGCAGACATCTTGCCCGACGGCAACATCAAGCCCACGCGCACTGATCAGATCGCAATCGAGTGCCTGGTCGAGGCCGGCATCACAGGCTGGTCTGGACTGACGGATGACGATGATGTCGACCTGCCGTTTTCCAAGGACGCACTGCGCGACATTCTCGCCAACCCCGACAACATGCTGTTCCGCGGAGCGTGCATGTGGGCGTGCGACAAGGTGCACGACTTCGCCGCGAAGCGGTCGGAGGCTGACGCAAAAAACTGATCGCAGCGCTCGCGTGGCAACTTGATTGGGGCCACGTTGCAGCGCTGTACGAAAGGAAGACGAAGTCCGGCAAGAAAGTACCTATCGGATTCCGACACCGACCGGTGCTCAGCGATCGGCTCATCTTCGCCTACGAGGCGTTCTGGGAACTCAGCACTGACCGCCATGTCGGCATGGGGCTGGGTCCAATCCCGAACCGCTCAATCCGGAGCTATGCGCGCGAGCATGGCGTTACTGGCGAGCGCTTTGATCTCTTCCTGTCGTGCATCCGCGTGCTGGACGGCGAATACCTCCGCCGCCTTAACCCCGCGCCGACCAAATAGGCATCCGCATGGCCGATAGGACCGAAGCGGTCAGGATCATTCGCGTTCGGGGCGTCCCCGAGGGCATTGAGAACTTGACGGCCAAACTCGAAAAGCTGAAGCAGGCCCAGGACGGCGTCGCCGCGTCTGGCAATGCAGTCGGTGTTGCGAGCGAGACCAGCGCGAAGAAGCAGCTAAGCGCGCAGCGGGCGTTCGAGGCGCTCGAGGCGCGCACGGACTCCGCATCGCGCGCCTATCAGCAGTTCAGCCGCGAGCTGAACACGGTCTCGCGCGCGTTCGACACCGGGGTCTTCGGCAAGGGCACTGCCGGCGTCACTCGGTTCTCTGCTGAGATCGATGCGGCGAAGCAGAGGCTTCAGTCGCTCGGCGCGGCCCTGGCTAAAGGCTCGCCAGGGCTTGATGGTGCCTTCGGTATCGGCCGAACAGCGCCTTCAGCATCTGGCTCTGCGGCTGCGTTCGAGGCGGAATTTGCTCGGATTGAGCAGGTTGCGCAACAGCGCGCCGCTCAGATCGGGGCCGAATTCGGGCGGGAGCTCTCTGCCCGACTGACGGGAGCATCAGGTAAATCGGCTCGGGACGCCGCTTCCGTGTTCGAGGCCGAGCTAGGCCGTCTCGACAGCATCGCGAAGTTGAAGGCGGAGCAGACTGGCGCCGAGTTCTCGCGGGCTCTCAATGCAAGCCTGATCAAGGGGCCTGGCAAATCCGCCTCTGAGTCCGCCTCTGTCTTCATGGAGCAGGAGAGGACGCTTAAGGGCCTGCGCGTCGAGTTCGATCAACTCGCCATAGCTCAGGAGCGTCGCGCCGCATCAGAAGCGCAGATCAACGGCTTGGCTCGGCAGGGCCTGATCACAGAGACGCAGCGCGGCACGATGCTCGACGCGGTGAACCGCCGCTACGAGGACACTGCCGCTGCGCTGGCGCGGACGCAGGTGCCGCTCGGCAAGTATGTGACCGGCGTTGGCCTTGCGCGGCACGAACTCGTTAACCTGTCGCGCCAGGCGCAAGACGTTTTCGTTTCGCTCGCCTCGGGCCAGTCTCCGCTGACGGTGCTGATCCAGCAGGGGACGCAGATCGCTGACGTATTTGCTGCGTCGCGCGGTTCGGTCGGCGGGTTCCTCACCCAAGTAGCGAGCGGCCTTGGCCGGTTCGCTCTGTCGACGGGCGGCCTTGCCACAGGCGTCGCCGTCGTCGGTGCCGGCGCTGCGGTCGCCGCATATCAGTACGCGGAAAGCCAGGAAGCGGTTGAGCGCGCGCTCCTCGGCGTTGGCCGTGGCGCGGGGATCAGCGCGACGCAGATCAACCGCCTTGCTGAGGCCACGGCCGAGGCCGGAAAAATCAGCCGCTCAGCCGCGCGCGATATCATCTCTGGCGCTGCGGCGACGGGTAGGATTGACCCTTCGCTTCTGCCGGCGCTGCCCGAGGCAGGGCGCAACTTCGGAATCCTGACAGGCGAGGGGACGACGAAGGGCGCGGCCGCGCTGACGTCCGCTCTTGCCAATCCGACCGCGGGAGCGACCGAGCTCGACAAGCGGCTGGGCTTCCTGAACGACGAACTGCTGCAGTTCATCAAGAACTCTGAAGCGTCAGGCAACCGCTCCGCCGCGCAGAAAGCGCTGTTCGACGCCTTCAACCCGACGCTGGCCGACGCTGAGAAGACGGTGGGCGGACTTGCGCGGGCATGGGAGGCCGTGTCGAAGGCCGTCAGTAGTGCGGCGGACTCAATCGGCCGCGCGCTTGTCGACGAAATCAGCCTCGAGAACCGCTTGGCGCAGGCTGTCGAGAGGCGCAATGAAATGCGCCGCGGCCGAATGTTTGAACTCAGCACCCCGAAAATCCGGGATGACGCTGACATCAGGGTTCAGCAGTTGCAGGACGCGATCCTGCGGCGCGACCAGCGCGAGCGCTACAACAACAACACCCGCCAAGCTGAGGTCAGCAGCAACCGGCTATCGAGCCAGGGCGGAGATTTGCTTCGTACCATCTTCGGCGACGAGACCAGGCTGCAGAACCTGCGAAACCAGCGCGATTTGCTCGACAAGGTATTCGGCGACTCGTCGGCGATGTCCAAGCTGGGACCGTTGGCTGAGAAGGTTCAGCCAGCACTGGAGCGGCTCAACACAGGCATCAGCAATTTTGAGACCTCGGCGCAGCGCGCGGCCAAGGACACGGAACTGCAGATCGCTCAGATTGATGCCTACACGCTGGCTCAGCGGATAGCCGTCGATATGGAGCGTGCGCGCACCGAAGCGATCCGGTCGGGTCTTTCGGAGACGGAAGCCAGCGTCAAAGCCGAGCAGGCGCGCTCCGTTGCTCTGGCGCAGGCCAACCGCGAGGCGCGCGATGCGGTCCGGTCGTCGCAGGACAGCCTTCGCCTCGCCGGGCTTCGGCCTTTCGAGCGAAGGCTGGCTGAGAACCAAATCGCCGCTCGCGATAATGTCGTGCGCTTTGGCGGCGCGACAGGTGGGGCCGGAGCCGCAGCAAGCGGACTCAACAGCACCTTCTCCGAGAGCCTGCAGAAATTCATGAAGGCCGTCCCCGGCCTCACGATCACCAGCGGCTTCCGCTCATATCAAGAGCAGGCAGACCTCTATGCGCGCAAGCCGCACTTGGCTGCGCCGCCTGGCCGGTCCCAGCATGAAAAGGGCCTCGCAGCGGATCTGGCGTACAACGGTTCCGGCAGCTTGCCTCCGTGGGTCCGCGATAAGGCTGCCGAGTTTGGCCTGACGTTCCCGCTCGCCAATCGGGCGCGCAATCCAGAGCCTTGGCACGTTGAGCCGATCGGCGGGCGCGCTCAGGGAGCCAACGGAGCGCCCGCTGCAGACGTCGTTCGCCGCAACGCCGATGCTGCCGCCAGCCTCGAGCAATACAACTCGGTCATCCGGGCGTCGAACGATAATCTCAAAGAGCAGGAGCAAGAGCTCGCCCGCGTCGCCGAGTCCTACGGCAAGACGACCGGAGAGTTGACGCGCGCTCAGAAGCAGCAGGAGCTTTACAACCAGTTCGCTCGAGACGGCGCGCCGGTGACGGCCGAGATCGCCAAGCAGATCGACAGTCTTGCCGCTGCCTACGGCCGCGTCGCCGACGGCATGGCACGCGTCAAACTCAACAACGATCTTCGTTTCGAGCGCGATCAGATTGGGCGAACCACGGACGACCAAGCGATTGCTTCTAGGCTCCGCTCGTCGGGGCTGCCTGTCGACCTTCAGTCTGCGGAAGCCTCGACCATCCGCATGAATATGCAGTTGACCGAGACGAAAGATATCCTGAGCGGCGCAGCCAAGAGTTTCGTGTCAGACATCCAATCTGGCAAAAGTGCCGCAGAAGCGTTGTCGGGCGTCGTGGACAAGCTCGCATCGAAGTTCATTGATAAAGGCATCGACACGCTGATTTCGGGTTTGTTTTCGACCGCGACCACCGGAACTGGCGGCGCCGGGTTTGGGCTCATCGGAAAGCTGTTTGGCTTCTCTGAGGGCGGCTTTACCGGCACGGGGCCCAAGGCCGCCCCGGCAGGCGTAGTGCACCGCGGAGAGATTGTCTGGAGCCAGCGCGACATCAGCAAAGCGGGCGGCGTTGCAGTTGTGGAAGCTATGCGCCGGGGGATGCGTGGGTATGCCGAAGGAGGCTACGTCCACACTGCTCAGCCCTATGTTCACTCGGCGGCGAACTTGAACCAGGCGTCGGCGCCGACCTTCAACATCAGCACGTCGGTCGACGCGCGCGGCTCTCAACTCACCGAGAGCCAGATGCGGGCGATCGTCGCGCAGGGCAACGCGCAGCTTAAGGCCGAACTGCCCGGCTACCTCGTCAAGCAGAACCAGAGGGGCGGGCAGTGAGCTATCTCGGTTCCGATGCCGAAGCACTCACCGGCTCAGTCTCCTATATCGCGCTGCTGGCCTGGTTCGACTTCGACGGCGATCCGCGCTGGTACTGGACCGGGTTCGGCCCGCTGCGCACCAGCGACGATCAACTCTGGGAAGGCACGGCCGGGCTAGCGACGATATCGGGCCTGTCGCAGCCGCTTGGCACGACGGCGCAGTCGGTGACGTTCTCGCTTTCGGGCGTTGATCCGCGCGTCGTGGCGCTGGCGCGCCAGCAGTCGGCCAAGGTGAAGGGCCGCGACTGCGCGGTCTACATGCAGCTTTTCAACGATGACTGGAGCCTGCGCGGCGATCATCTGCATGTCTGGAGCGGCGCTCTCGACGTGATGACCTACAAGGGCAGCGATGGGGTCTACACCGTCGAGCTCACCGCCGAGAACGTCTGGGCCGGCCGACGCAAGCCCGCCCATGGCTATTACACCGACGCCGATCAACAGGCGCGCTTCCCGGGTGATCTCGGCTGCCAGTTCGTGGCGAGCCTGCCGGGCAAAACCATCAACTGGCCGAGCTAGAGGCGATGAACATGAACCGTCGAAGCCTGCTGGCCGTCTTCGGCCTGTCGCCTGTCGTCGCTGTCACTGCGGCGTCTGCTAACCCTTCCCTGCCGCTCGTTGGCGAGAGAGGTCCGGAGGCCGTCCTGCCGGGTGCCGGTATTGACGCG